TGGTTTATTAAAACCAGATACGCCTGCTCTTTTAAGCCTTGGGTCCATTCTTCTTGTACTCTCCAACTTTTCCGAGTATTGATTTGATACGTCCGTCTTTGTTTATACGAACTACCATTCCATTTTTAATCTGCATTGGGTTGAAACCATCATGGCGTTTATAAGTGCCACTAGATGACATTACTTCTTCTTACCCATTTTCTTAACCATTGCTTTTTTCATAGCAGGTTTTACTACCATCTTCTTACCAGTTTTCTTGGCTGCTTTCTTAGCCATAGCCATTCCTGCTGGTGAGTAACTAAATTTCATTCCGCCTACATTTGGCATTGCTTTCTCCTTTTATTGTTGTTGGGTGAAGAGGGGCTGTTGCCAGCCCCTCTTCTTTATAACTAAGCTGCGATACTTGATTTAGTCTTAATGACGTAACGTGCTTCCTTGCGGAAGATGTTCCATCCAAGAAGACCTTTCCATCCAGCAGGACGGAAACGCATTAACTTATCAGTTACTGGACCGATAACAGTCTTTGGCTCATATGTAACTGCTTCGATAAGAGCTTGCTTACCAAGAAGAACAGTTGCGAAAACCTTTGATGTACCAGATCCTGAAATTGATTCTGCACGAGGTGTCTCGATATAACGAATCTGATCAAAGATTCCGATTTCACCTGTCCATAAGTTACCAACACCAGCATCAGTGTAGGTATGAGGTAGTTGCCATACAGCAGATCCGCTTGATTGTGCTTCTGAACGAAGGTCATAAGACACATCTGGGTGGATGAATGCTGTGTAGAAGCCACCATCACGAGGTGATACGTTGGCTCCACGTAGTCTTGCAACGCCTTTACGAGCAAGTGCTGCTGTGATGTTTGCTGCAGTTGTGCTTGCAGAAACGTCCTCACCGTTTAAAGTGGACTCATCAGCAGATGATGCTCCTGTAAAGCGACCTGTTGCAAGAGTTGTCAACTTGTTCCATACAATTGCATCAAGTGAATCACGCATATTGAAAGACAACATGTCAGCGACTGCTGGGTCAATTGCAGACAAAGACTCTAGAGCAAGCTTCTCAGTTGTGATAACAGCATTACCGTATTCGTTAACTGTTACGTTAACACGGTTAGTGTTGCTCAACTGTACTGCATCTGGATCTTCAGTCTGAGTTAGTGCTGAAGTAGCACGAGATAGATCGGTGTAGACTTGGAATACAACAGTGTTACCAGGGTTTGTCACATCGACAGGACGCTTGTCCGCAAACTTGCGGAACATTGGCTCTGATCGAAGGTTAAACTCGATATACTTATCATACGCCGTCTGCACCAAGTTCGACATCGTTGATGTCGTGGTTGATGTTGCTGGGGTAGTAGGCATAATTTCCTTCTATTAGGGTTTGATATGGACTATCAGCGTTTTAAGAAGTTGGTTAATTCCTCTGGACTTGTTGCGTTAGCAATAAGTGAAGAGATGTCTCGACCCACATTTGGGTCCATATCACCATTCTCAAAGTCTGATATTTGCTCAAAAGATTGAGCGTCAGCATCTGGTTCATAACCAGCTTCTGACTCATCAACGGCAGTAATTCCAAAAGCTTCGCCGTATTCAGTTAACCATTCAGAAATGCTATCCTCATCGGCTTCTATTTCCGCTGGAATGAACTGAGCGATTTTTGGACTAAGCCCAAAGCCAGATAAGATTTCTCCTACTGAGGCTTCGTGACTATATGTTTGAAACTCTTCAATAACTTGATCTCTTTCTTTAATTTCTTTAGAAAGTAGATCAACTTGCTTGCGTAGTTTCTTTACTAGATCAGTGCCGAAATCCGAAGTGTCATCCTCGAAGTCGTACTCTGTATATTCTGCCATTGCGTTTTCTCCCTATTAGTTGATTGGACCCTCATCGGGCTTGCACCACACGTACTCCTCACTAGGGGAAGTGATTCATAGAAGTGATGACTACCAGACTTATACTCGTTACCTGGGCTGGTCGATCAGGAACGGAAACTATTTATACGTCTGCTGTTTTAGATCTACGACCAAGTGATGCCGTATCAATTGCAGATTTCTGTTGGAACTTGGCTCTTTCTTGAGAGGCAAGTTTTTTCTTCTTGATGGTTACATCAGTACCACCAGCAAGAGCTAACTCTTCACGAGCAAGATCTTGTTCGCTACTAGTCTCACCATAAAGACCCATTAAACGTTTGTAATCTCTTTGCTGTGTAGCAGCGGTCTGGAACGCAGACTCTGCTTGACCTGCTTTACCAGCAGCATAGATTTCTTCAGCAAATGCTTTGTCAGACATCTGACCTGCACGAAGTGCAGCCCCGCCAATCTCAGCAGAGGTGTACATCTTCTTAGCTTCTTCAGTTGTGTATTTAAATCTAGAGTCAATAACATTCATTGCTCTATCTTTATCTAGAAGATATGCTGTTAAATCTGAATTACTTAAACCATAGAAATCTTGAAGTGCTGTCTTAATACCTTGGTCAGCATTGTTTAAAGCATTTCTGGCTATGTTAACTCGGTCAGTTAATTCTGCTGTGCTTACACCCATAGCAATAAAGTTAGTAAAATCTTCTTGCTGATCATAAAATCCTGTAGGAAGCCCTGCTTCTTTAAGGATTTCTTCGTAAGCTTTTTCAGTTTGAATGTATTCATAAGGTGTAAGAAGTCTGTCTCCAGGTCTTCCCTTACCATCAGCCATACGCTTTTTAATTGCTTCATTCGCAGCAAAGCGGGTCTTGTAAGCCCCGCTATTGTAAATACTATTTAAAACTTGTGCATCGGTAGGTGCTATATTATCTTCATAAACCTTATCAATTGTTTCCATAAGAGAATCAATGTATGCTTGACCTAATCCAGTATTTTCAAACATCTTCATTACTGAATCACGAGCACCAAAATCTTTATATGACTCTATTAAAGAACCTTGTGTACCATCTGACATGGTTTGATAAACTTCAACTACGCCACCAGTTTTACGTACACTTTTCTGACCAACAACCTTTGGCTTAGCAGCTTCTGCTGCTGCAGCGGTTTGCATTGCTGCAATCTGTGCTTGTAATGCAAGGAGTTGTTCACTGACAGATGCGGTTGCTACTGTTACTGGATCAATAAATGTTGAAGTAGATGTGCTGGTGTTGGTAGCAGTACTGGTTGCAGTTGATGTTGCCGTACTAGTTGCCGTTGATGTAGCAGTACTTGTTGCAGTGTCAGTAGCAGTATCTGTGCTTGTTTCAGTTGATGTTGCAGTTGATGTTGCAGTCATTCCAGATAAAGGATCAAAAGATGTAGTTGTTTTTGGTGCTTTAACTGCTGGCTCTAAAACAATTTTTGTATTAGAAAAAATAGTTCTTCCATCATTATATTTAGGATTACTAGTTAATGCTGGATTTATAGCAAGCAATTCTTTTACGGTTGTGTTGTTAGCTTTAGCAATCTGACTTAATGTATCACCAGGTTTAACACGATAACTTACCTCTGCTTTTGGTACAACAGGTGCAGGTGTACTTGCTGCATTGTAAGTTTCACGAAATGCACCTACGGTTCTTGCCCAGTTTGCTGCGTCTGCTGCACTCATGCTAGGAACCCATGATCTTTAAGGATTGTTGCTCCGATGCTTGTCTTTTCTTGTTTAGCTGTTTCAGTAAAATCAAAGTCTGGATGACGTCGTGCTGCTTTCTTAGCACTGTAAAGATTCATAGGTTTTATATTTCCTTTTTCATCTGTAAAATTAAGAACCTGTTGGACAGTATCGTTGTTAAGATCTAAAGACTTAACATCGATTTCTAAAGTATTGGCAATTGTATTTAACCAAGGATCTGCAGCCTCACGTAATGTTTGACCACGTAGCATCTGATCTTTTAAGCCAGGAAATAATGACATTGCACGTTGTTCTAATTCATTATCAACATCTTCTGGGTTTAGAGTGCCAGCAACTAATCCTTTGATTGATGCTTCAAACCACTTCTTAAATCCTGCATTAGATACAGTTGATGGATAGCCATAGTCATATGCTCTGTCATATAAAGCTTGAGCCATAGTTTCAAGCTTTCCATCAAGATCATAAACAACCTTGCCGTTGCTTTCAAAAGTGTTTGTTGTATCAAACTTAATAGAGTCAGCCATTAACTTATTTAAAAAGTCTTGGTTATATCTAACAACCTTG